TTACTTATGATATCTCTGCTAAGTTTCTAGCGAAAGCTGGAACAGTATTAGAGTTAGTATAAGATTTGTATTCTTGGAAACACTTCATTGATTCAAACTTTTCTTGAAATGTTGAGTAGATTTCATCATGATCATAAGTGAATGTAATATCTTTTTTGTTAGTGAAAGTGATTACTGTATTAGTACCTATTAGTGACTTTCTGATTACAAATCTTTTAGTAGTTAAGTTATTAGTTTTCATAGTTTATTTATTTATTTATTATTAATTTAGTTTAGTTATTGTTATTATCTTATTGTAGTCGTATTTATTTTATAATGCTAAGTTTATTAGTAATGTAAAGTAAGTTAGAAATGTTAATGTTAAAGTTAATTTTAATTTATTCATTGTTATTAGATTTTAAATTCATTATTATTATCTTCATTACATCGTATTTATTTTATAACTCAAACAAAAACGTAAAACATGCGAAATATTATATCGAAAACGTAAAAAATGTCAATGCAAAACGTCAAAAAACACGTAGGGGCCAAAATATAAATGCAATTTTTTTTAAAAAAACAAAATAAAATTTTATAGCATAGCAAAAAATATCTATATATCTAAGCCGGGCCATAAAAATAGTGACATAAGCCTGTTAAATAGTAAGAGTAGTACCCTATTGTCACAGTGTACCCTTATTTTTTTAAGTAAATTTATCTATTTACCTGTAAATAACTATATTATACGTATAAAACTAAAAATATTCAAAATAATTGCAATTATGAACAAATATCAAGACAAAGAAGCGGCAATGGACGACTACTCTCACGAGAAAAAACTAAAAGCTGACGGTAGATACGAAGCTGCTCACGGAAAAATGGCAAATGCTGAAAATGATTTCGATCACGCACATGCTTTAAAAAGAGATGCACACGATGATGCTTATCATAGGCATTCGAGAAGTAAAGTAATGAAACATATGGGTTCAAGATCTTAAAATATATATTATGCCAGGAAAAGGAAAAATAAAGGAAGCTGTTAAAAAGATTAAGAATAACAGATTTAAAAGACAATTCGCTCGAGGAGAGGAAAAAGGAACTAATGTATACATGGGTAGAGGTTTAGGAATGACTACAAAACAAGAAGCTAAAAAACTACGCAAATCATTTAACAAACCTCAAAAAGCCACAGGAAGTAGAGCTTCAAAAGATAGAATGAATAAATTAGTGAACGAATTAAATGTCAAAATTGGAGATCAATTAAAAAAATTATAACTATGGCATACGGAGATAAACCAAAAAGACAAAAAGACGACATGGGTAACAAAGGTCGTAGATCAGGTAAAGGACCTAAACCTATGAAAGGCGCTAAAAAAGCTAGTAGAGAATCAGCTAAGCAAGAAAGAAAAAACTTAATTACAGAAAACCCTGTAGTTAATAGATCTAATGATTCTGGCTTCGACTATACGCAAAGCAAAAAGGATATTAAGAAGAGATATAAGAAAATGGACAAAGGTGGAAGTGCACCTGCTCTTAACACTCCAATTATAGAACCTATTAACACTGAATTTTTATCAAGAAATAGATTTAATCTTGAAGAGCAAGATAAGCTAAATTTGCAAAGATTTCAGGGATCAACTAAACCTTTAGGTAATACTAAAGCTATGAACGCTATGATGAAGCAAACTATACAAAAAGGATTATCAGCTGATTTAGGAACAAGAATAGCACAATCAGCTGTAAAAACACCAATAGGTTCTGTGAGCAAAGCACCTAGCATGACTGCTCCTAAAATTAAACAACCTTTAGCTGGGAAAATGAAAAAAGTAGAGTCTCCATCTCGTGGAATTGCACCAGCGCTTTTAGACGCAATTGAAATGAGTCCTGCAAAAACAACAGGATCATTTAAACCATCTGAAAGAGATATGGCATTAAAAGAAGCTCATTTAGGAACAATATCATCAAAAGCTGGTGGACCTGTTAAACCACCAGTTGTAACTAAGGAAGGTCCTAAACCTCAAAAACCTAAGTCAAAAAGCAAAAAGCCAAAAGGAAAACCTAAATACACAAAATCTGAGACTGTAAAGGCTGAAAAGAAAGTTAAAAGAGGAAAAAGAACAATAAAAGCAAAATTTTAAATTATGCCTATAATATATACATATCCTAAAAAAAGTAATCCTGCTAATAATGATTTAATACTAATATCTGATTCTGAAGATGGCAAGAAGACTAAGCAAGTATTGATAAGTGACATAAGAGGCGCAACTGTTTCTGGGGTTAGTAGTATTATAGCTGGTCAAAATATAGCTATAGATCCTGTTACTGGTACAGGTGATGTTACAATAACATCGACAGCAGATGGAAGTAGACTAGTTGAGACAGTAAAAAACGAAACAGGTTCAGTAATACAAAAAGGCCAACCGCTACACATAACAGGTGTTAGTGGAATAGTTCCAACAGTAGATGTAGCACTTTCGTCAGACGCAAACTTAATGCCCGTTTCTGGATTAGCCAATGAGGAAATAGGAATTGGATCTACAGGTGAAATGATAATATCCGGAATACTAGATGGTATTAACACAGCGGGTATAGAAGGATCACCTGCAGAAGCTTCTATATTATATGTTGGTGGTGATTTTCTAGGAAGTATACCAGGTATAACTACAGATACTCCAACTGGAGAAACAGGTTTAATACAAAACGTTGGTATAATAATTAAAAATAGCCCTGGGTCATCTGGTAGTATTCAAGTAACTGCAATAGGTAGAACTAATGCCACTCCTAATTTAAATAAAGGTAGTATTTTTGTTGGTAATTCAGCTAATTCATCTAGTGTATTATCAGTAGGCACAAATGATTATGTATTAACAGCAAACAGTGCAGCTGCTCAAGGTGTAGAATGGAAACAAACAGTCAGTCAAAATACTAATGTAGCTAATTCAAACTTAGTTTTTGACAATAGTTGGATCACAAACATAGGTAACGAGAATAAATGGAGTATACTGGCGTCACAACCACTGGGACCAGAAGCACCTGGAGAACTTACTATTTCAGTAGCTGGTGGTGTTGACTTTGGAGAGTCTAAACCAACGGCAGCTCCAACTAGCGTTAGTATGGAAAGAGGAACCTTAAATTTAAAGCAAGATAATTGGGAAGTTTCAACTACTGGAACTACACCAGATGGTGATACAGGTTGGCCAGCTCCTCCAACAAAAGTTGATTTAGATGTAAGAAGAGCAAACAACAACTTTTTTGATTTATATCAATCAGTTGATATAAACATAACTAATGCAGTTGTAGGAGCTACTTATAAATTTATAGCTTTTTACCAAGAGCCAGGTTTTAAATTGAACTTATTTTATCAGGATGGTTTGGTTAAATTCCCTAACTCAACTGATGGTAATGTGGGACAAGGAAGTCAAATTGCAACACCAGGTACAGGATTTATTTATGAAGTATATGACTTGTACTGTGTTAAAGAACCAGACCCAGGAGCAGGAATCTTGGGAATTATGTTAGCTACTCAAAGCCTTAATCACTAAATAACCGAACTATCATGTGATAGTATAAATAACCAAACGTTTAACTAAAACCAAATACTATGACGTTTTTATACACCAGTAGAGATTTTACCTCTGCTACACGACCAGATCAAAGAATGATCAACCTTTGGAAACATATAACCACAAAGAGCAATTGGAGAATTGTTCAGTTACCAAATGGATTTTTACAAACAGAGTATTTACATCCAGAAGAAGAAGAATGGATAGACGTGACTAGAAGAGAAACAATACAAGGAGCTGAACAAGCTATAGATGCTTCTATAGAGCATTACTCTAAAAAGCTAGAATTTTTAAAAGGACCAAAAGTAGTCAAAACGTTCGAGTAAAAACCAAATCTAATTTAATTAAATCAAATGAACGAAACAATAGTAAAGCATCTTAACTTCGGTGAAGACGCTAAGTCCGCTATATTTAGCGGTATAGAGAAACTCACTAAAGCTGTTAGCTCCACTTTAGGAGCTAGCGGCAAGTGTGTTATATTAGAAGACGGCGCAGGAAACCCTCAAATAACTAAAGACGGAGTAACAGTAGCAGATAGTATTATATTGCTAGATCCAGTAGAAAATATGGGTGCTAAGCTTTTAAAAGAAGCAGCTAGAAAAACCGTTAAAGAAGCTGGTGATGGAACTACAACATCGACAGTATTAGCACACGCTATATTAACTGAAGCATATAAAAGCTCAAAAACAGATATAAGAGCAATTAAAGAAGGCGTTAACAAAGCTGTTTATTCTGTAATAAAATATTTAGAAAAAATATCAATAGAAGTAACAGGCGAGTCAATCCACCAAGTTGCATCGATATCCGCGAATAACGATACAGAACTTGGACGAATTATTGCTGATGCATTTAAAGCCGTTGACGAGACTGGTGTTGTAATGATGGAAACACACGATGCTCCAAAAACAGTTGTAGAAGTAGTAGATGGAGCTCAATACGACAAAGGTTTTAAAAATCCTCACTTTATCACTAATAATGACAGAGGTATAGCAGAATTAGATAACGCTCTAGTATTAATTGTAGAAAACAAGATAGATAACATAAGGCAAATACAAGGCGTACTAGAATATGTTATAAAAAAGAACAAAGCTTTATTGATTATTGCAGACATGGAGCCAGCTGTTTTATCAGCATTAGCCATGAATAAAATGAAAGGCAATATTAAAGTTAATGTAGTTGACGCTCCAGTTTTTGGAGTAAACAAGTTAAATACATTAAAAGACTTATCTTTAATAACAGGTGCTACTATTATAAATGAGGATTTAGGCGATGATATGGATCTTATAACAGAAGAACATCTAGGAAGTTGTTTCAAAGCCGTAAGCACTACATCTGAAACTATAATTCAACAAGATTATTTTTCTGAAGAAATAGATAAAATAATAAGTGAGTTAAAAGAACAGATAAAGCAAACAAAAAACCCTAACATGGTTATTCAACTAGAAAAGCGAATGGCTAGATTAGCAGGTAAGGTTGCTATTGTTAAAGTTGGTGCTAGTTCTGAAGTAGAGTTAAAAGAAAAGAAAGATAGAGTAGAAGATGCTATATGTGCTACAAAAGCCGCTATTAAAGAAGGTATAGTTCCAGGAGGAGGTATCGCTTTGCTTAATGCGTCTGTTTATACAAAGGCTAAGACTGAAGGTGAAAAAGTATTGCTAAAAGCAATTAAAGCTCCTTATGAAACTATCCTTGCAAACGCAGGTCTTGAAATTGTTTATCCCAATGTTAAAAACAAAGGTTTAAATGTGGTTACAGGAAAAGAAGTAAATATGGTTAAAGCAGGGATTATTGATCCATTACTTGTTACTAAAAGTGCTTTAGTTAACGCGGCTTCAGTAGCTACAACTATATTATCCACTGATTGTGTTATTAATAATTTAAGAGCAAATGAAAGCAGTAGGTAAATATATAGTAATAAAAGAACTACAAGAAAAAACCACCGAAACAAAAGGTGGTTTACTCTTGTCAGATAAACAACGAGAAGATATTAGATATCAAGAAGCTGAGGTATTAAACCCAGGTTCTGATGTAACATTATTAAATAAAGGTGATAAAATCTATTATGATAGACACGCTGGTTTTAATATTGAAATTGAAAGTAAAATGTTCAAAGTAATTAAAGAACAAGATATAGTAATAGTAATATAATAATTATGGCAATTAGAAAAAAACCAACTGCTAAAAAATCAACATCATCTAGAAGTGCTAAAATGGCTCCTAAAAGAAAAAAACCTGTTGAAGATGGAAAAACTGAAGTTAAAACAACTTATAGTAAAACCAATAGAAGAGGTAAAGTAAAAAGCATTAGTAAAGAGAAGTACGATAAGGTAGAGAAAAAACAGGAAGATAAGGTAAAAAAGAAAACAGAAAAGTTCCTTAACAAAAAAGTGAGTAGCGCAAATGCTAGTAAAAAATATAAACCAGTTAAAAAAGCAAAATCTAAAGTATCTTCTAAAATAGACGTAGGTGTTAAATCCACAAGAACAAAAAAGACAGTTAAAAAGGGTGGCAAAACTTTTTCAAAAACTACTACATCAAGTAGACCTACAAAAACTAGAACGGCACCAAAAACGATGTCAGGTTCTGGTACGATAACAAAAAAAATGAAATCGATGTCAGGTTCTGGTACGATAAATATGAAATCTAAGAAACGTATATAGATAATATGAAAAATGTTTTTCCAAGTTCCAAGAAAAGAGCTCAACGTCCTGATGAAGTCAGAGGAGAAGGTATACTTCAAATGTTGAAAAACGCTAAGCGAAAAAGAGAGAATAGAAGAGAAATGAAAGCAGATGGAGAATGGAAAGAGTATCAAAGAGAAAATAAACAATACGATAGAAATGCTAGGTTGAAAAAGATGGAATCTAAAGGCAAATCTGAAACTAATAGATATAAAAAATTACATGAAAAAGTTTATAACCCTTTTCCAGAAAATCCACCTAAAAGAAAAGATGCTATTTCAAAGTTCAAACAAGGTTATACTGATAAAAATAAAGGAGATCTTACAGAGTATAATAATGAAAAAAGAGAATTTTATTTTAACAAAGGTAATAAAAAAGTAGAGTTACTACCTAGTGACGATGCTGATAGACCAATAACAAAAGGTGTTAAAAAAAGAAACTTAGGAAAAAACTGGAAATGAGAAAACTCACCTCAGGTGATCTTAGAGAATTAAATTTACTTAAACATTATAGAATCATTCGCAAGTGGGCTTGCAAAACAAACGGATTAAATGATGCTGATTTAGAATTATTAATATATTTAGAAGCAGTAGATTTATTCACAAAACAAGATTTTAAAACCGGTACGTACTCATACAGCTGGGATAACAGGCGCTGGAACAGATTGTTAAAAGAGGGTTGGATAGTAGTTTGGAGAAAACGCAATAGGACAACGCAGAAATATCATATCTATAAAGTATCCATAAAGTGCAAACAGTTAATTAGTCGTATGTACCGTATTATGCTGGGCGAAGAAGATATGCCCAGCAAAAAGCTTAAAAATAACTATATGGACGTTGTTTTAAAAACTTCCATAAACAACGTAAATAAAGATAAAACAAGATAATGAGTAAGTTATTTAACAAAAAGAAAAGAGAAGCTCGAAAAATGAAGAGGTTAGAAGCTAAAGGTAGAGATAATCTTACGCCTGAGCAGAGACGAGCTTTAGACGATTTCCACAGCACTGGATCTACTGATCATAGTGATTATGATATGGGAGATTACGAAAAATCATATAAATAATAATTATGGCACTAAGAAAAAACAATCAAAAAGATTACGCTAACTTTTCTCGAACAGATTCAGATGTTTTAGGAAATAAAAAACCTATAGATCCACCACGACCAGCTCCAAGTGATACTGTAAGAGTATACCCTAATCAAGACTTACCTGAGAAAGTTTTGCCAATGCGTAAAGCTCCGAGTTTATTTGGACCCAGCACTCCAATGACAGGGCATACAGCTACAAAATACGAACCTGAAGATGGGTCAAATGCGAGATATATGGAAATAGATACTACTGGTGTTCCTATAAATAAGAAATCAGGAATGGTAGAAGAGTTTGGAGGTTGGGACACTGATGAAAAGGGCAACCTAAGAGATCCAAAAGGTGGTTTATATTTTGTAAAAGGAGAAAACGTAATAAAAAGAGGAAGAAAAAAACCTTAAAAAATAAAACTAATTATGATTAATAATCAACCAAATAAAATACTTAGTGGTATGCCGCAAACGCAGCAAGATCCACAAACACAAAGAAATTTTACACAGTTTCAAGATATATCAGGAGCAGGTACACTACCTATGAATCCAGTATATGCTTCAACTGCTAAAGTAAATCAACTTGGTAATACTACCCAAGTAGATCCTGCTACAGGACAATCACTAACAATGTAAAAATAAATTATGCCAAGTTACGGAGAAAAACAAATACCAGCAGGAAAACAGTGTAAACCTTGTTTAAAGCCTTTAGCTGGAGAAAGATCTATGAAGTCGAGAGATGTGTCTATTAGAACTAGTTTAAGAATAGATAATATAGAATACAAAGGCAACGCTGCTCTTAGAGCAAATCAGTAAGTTGTGGAAGATATTAAACTGTACGTTTTAAATGCTGGAGCATTTGGCGTTACAATGATGGATTGGTTAGAACCAGTGTTAAAAATTACACTTTTATTAGTTACTATAGGTTACACAGCCCATCGTTGGTGGCTGATGAAAAATAATAGTGATGAGAGAAATAAATAAACTAATTGTACATTGCTCTGCTACCAGGGAAGGTGAAAACTACACTGTAGATACTATACGTAGTTGGCACGTAGACGGTAGAGGTTGGAGCGACATAGGCTATCATTTCTATATAGACTTATATGGTGAAATACACAAAGGTAGAGATATAGCTAAAATCGGGGCTCACTCTAAAGGGCAGAATCGTAATTCAATAGGTATATGCTATTGCGGAGGCGTAGAAGCAGATGGTAAGACCCCGAAAGATACTAGATATGATTGTCAGAAAGATAGCTTGCTAGCAGTGTTAAGAACATTAAAAGCAATGTATCCTGAAGCAACTATACATGGGCATAGAGACTTTGCTAATAAAGCTTGCCCTAGTTTTGATGCAACTGAGGAGTATAAAAATTTATGAAGATAAGTCAAAATACAGAACTTAAAATAGATCTTAAAACTATTTTAGGTATAATAATGTTTACAGCGTCTTTAGTTGGTATGTATTATACTTTACAAGATGACATAGCAGACGCTAAAAAAATGCCTAAAGCTGTTATAGATCGTATAGAATACGATTTAAAACAAAATTGGCATACTGATCATATTAATGAACTTGAAAAAGAAGTTAAAGAACTCAGAGACTGGTGTAGAGAGATAGATCAAGAACTATATAAAAAGAAAAAAAATTAAAATGAAATCAAAAGGTTTAGGCGATACAATAGAAAAATTTACTACAGCTACAGGTATAAAAAAGTTAGCTGATAAAATACCAGGCGGTTGCGGCTGTAGCGCAAGAAAAAATAAGCTAAACGAAATGTTTCCTTATAACAAATAGTATTATGAAAAAAGATAATTTAACAGAGCTTAGAGAAGAACCAGGTAAATCAAATGCTTATACATATAAAAACGTTGCTAAAGGTAATTTTTGTGGACCAGATGAAACATATCCTGTAGATAGTTTAAAAAGAGCAAAGTCTGCTCTAAGTCTAGCGCATAACGCTGAAGACCCAGAAGCTATAAAAAGTTGTGTGTATTCTAAATACCCAGAGCTTAGAAAAGGTAGTAAAATGAAAAATAGAAGATCATGAGTTATAGACAACCTAGATATATTGCTCCAGCTGACCCAAATGTAGTTGGAGAAAAAATGATGGAAGCTACTGATAAGTTTGCTGAAACAGCGGAAAGAAAACAACAAGAAAAATATTGTAGAGAAAATCCTAGTGCTTGCAAAGACAATGATGATGATGACGATTCTGACTCAAAAACTGGAAGTACAAATACTAATATAGCAAATACACTTAAACCTCCTATGCCAGGATCATCCAAACCTAGTGGTAAAAAAGTTAATCTTGGTACTAGAGTTCCAGGTACTGTAGGCGGAATATATAATGTAAACTATGATCCTATGGATCCATCTACTTGGGGTCATTAAATTAAAATTATGGAAACAGTAAAACAAATAGTAAATCACCCACTTTCTAAATCAGTAGCTTGTGGTATGTTAGGTGCAATACTTTTATTAGAAGCCCATCCACTTTATGCTGGTGTAGCTTTTGGTATGGGATTAAGAGAATTACTTTTAGCTTTTAAAAACTAGATTATGCCAAATAGACATCCTAGCCCAAGAAAAATACAACGAAAAAAAAGTAAAGGTTTGTATTATAATCCTAAAAACATGGAGTTTGAAACACTTGATGAACAAAGTAGAAGATTATATAATAAAGGTGTTCCTAAAAATCCAGATGTTATAGTTAATGAAGGTAAACCTAATCAAAAAGGAATGTCTAATAAAGAATATATGGCTGAATATGGAGCTGGAGCTGTTGTTGATAGCTATAAATCTAAAGGTCCATTAAGAAATAGAAAAAGTAAACGTAAAATAAGATAATATGGCAGATTGTTATGACAGCAATGGAAATATAGTACCTTGTGATAAAATAAAATCTTCTTGGAAAAAATCTACAGATATTTCTAAAGGAACTGAAATGAAGGAGATTTATAAACCTTTTAGCTCTGCAAAAAAAGACCCTAAAGTTTATGATAAACTTCAAGCCGAAATTGATTCAGGATTTGCTAAAGCTAAATATGGTTATGAAGGATCTGATTTAAACAAGTATATAAGAGCTAAAAGAACTGACAAGATATACAAAAGCCCTAGCAAATCCCCAGAACAAACAGAAACTCTAGAAAGAATAAACAAAACAGGAGGAAGTATATTTGTAGATTCAACACCACAGTTAAGGACTATTGAAATACACAAAGACCCTTCAGGCGTAGACGGAACAGAAAAAAAAGAAACTAAAAAATCTACTAGTTCAAACTCTAGTAATAAGTACTCAGTAAGTAGTGATGGAAAAATAAGAGGAAGATCATTATACGAATGTGACCCTGAAGACCCAACAGCTTGTGGATTAGACATGGCAAAGCAAACCTCGGCAGAAAGAAAAGCGGAAGACAAAGCTTATAACAAAGCTCAAAAAGATAGAATATATAAAGTAAAACCTGACGGAACTCAAAAACTAAAAAAGACTTTTGACCCTAAAGGATGGCTTCAAGATCAAAAGCTAAAAGCTAGAAATAGATCTAATAAGAGATATGCTAAAAGAGGTAGTAGAAGGTCTAGAAGAAGTTTATTTTAAAATGAGAAAAAAGAAAAAATTTAAAGAAACTAAAGTTGGAGTATTTTTAAAAGAAAAAGCTCCAGCTATATTAGATACAGTAGGAGAGTTTCTTCCTGATAAGGGAGGACTTGGTATTGTAAAAAATCTTATATCAGGTGATTCTAATATAGAACCCAAAGATAAAGAAATGGCTTTAAAGCTATTAGATCAAGATATTGCCGAGATGAACAACATCTCAAATAGATGGCAAAGTGATATGACAAGCGACTCTTGGCTGAGTAAAAATACCAGACCACTGACGCTTATATATTTAACTTTAGCCATGACTATTTTTATAGTACTGGACTCAACGGTGGTATTAGAAATAAACAACGGGTGGGTTTCATTATTGGAAGCTTTATTAATAACAGTATATGTAGCATACTTTGGTAGCAGAGGTGCTGAAAAAATTCAAAAATTAAGAAAATAATAAATTATGAGTGTAATAGGAACAACACTAAAACAGCCGAGAGTATTCGCGCATGATGCTGTAGCTTTACAAGACTTACCAGGATGTGTTTATGCAGGTGTAAAAAGTATAGATATTTTAACTGGACCAGATACTTCAGGTAGTGGTTTTGAACTAAATATTACAAATGGGAAGACTTATCAAACATTAAATCCAGACGGCACAGGAAGTGGAGCTGTTATATGCGTTACAGCTATAGGTCCTAATGGAGAAATTACAAGTGCTGAAATTTGTCAGGGTTCTTGCAGTCCGGGATCTTCTTACAGCGAAGGAGATATTCTTACTGTAGTGTGGGAAGAAAGTAATACTTATACATCTGGAACTAATGCAGATAATTTAGTACAAGTAGAAAGTCTTGTATTTCTTCCTTGGGATTATGGATGTCCATTTAGCCCTATGGAAAATAGGTTAACGATAGACGAAATAGATGCATTAGGTAATGTGTTACCAGTTGATAACTCTTTAAAAGCTTTCAAACAGAAAGATATAGTAAAATGGAACTGTAAAGAAGGAGAAGAACCAGGTCAATCTGCTGGTTGTGATTGGGCTACATTTAATCCAGGAGCTGCCTTATATGTTGGCGCTGCCATGGATAGTTTAACTGTTATAATGGAGAGTGGAAGTAAAGCAACTTATACAAATGTACCTGCTGGAAGTTTTATGCCTGTGCTTTGCTTAACAGTATGTGCTGCCAAAGCAAATGAAGAAGGCGTAGACCCTAAAGAAGTTATTTTAGCTTTATTCTAATGATAATAAGTATAGGAAATCAGTTTCAAGATCTTCGAAGACCGAAAGGACCATCTGCTCCGCCAGCGGAGACTTTTTTCATTGAACTTGAAAATGGTTTAGGATTTTTAGAACTACAAAACACAACAGACTTGCTACTTCAAGAAGCAGCACCTTAAATAAATAAAAATGGCAAACGTAAAAATAAGTAATTTACCCGTAGAAACAACTTTAGCTAATATGACTGGTATAGCTGGTTATAACGCGGCTGGAACCGCGCAGATAAGTGGTGCGACTATAGACAGTGCTTTTGCAAAAAGTACCTCAGATCTACAATTTATAGTAGATAATGGTAATATTATTGACAGTAATGGAGGAACAGGTAGTATTCTTTTCAAAAATGGTGCTAGTAATACAATCACTACAATGAGTGTTAACTCAATATCAAGTGATACTAGCTTTAGCATTATTGGAACTACAACTAATACTAATTTAACTTTAACTAGTGGTGGAAATCTAAGAATTACCCCTAACGCCAGTTTAGGAACTCCAGCGGTTGGAGATGTATTAGCTGCTAAAAACACATTAGGCGATGTAGAATGGATTTCAGCTGGAGGTTCAACTCCAGATATTCAAACTGTCGTTAATGCAGGCGGTAATTCAGTTATTAATGATCAAGGTGGGAATCGTTCTTTTATAGATTTTAGAGAAGGAAATACAACTTCACAATTTAGTGTTGGTAAAGATCCAGCAGGTACTTTTGGTATAAGAGTTGGACAAGGTAATTTTTCTCTACAAGGCGCTACATCTGGAACTATTTTTCTACAAACAGGAATTAGCGGACAAAAAAGAATTTCATTGACTGACTCAACTTCAGGTAATGCTGTAGCAGAGCTTACTAGCCAAATGGATTTAAGACTTAGCCCTACTAGCGCTTTTAAGTGTGGTGGTTCAGCTTCATCTGGTACATCAGGACAAGTTCTTACATCAACAGGAACTAGTGTAGAATGGACAACGCCAAGTGCGCCAATTAACTCTTTAACTCCAAGTAACGTCGGTGATCTAGATATGTTTGATGATGGTGTTGTTAGACTTTGGTGGGATACAAGCGCTAGTGACATAGAGCTTGAAATAACAAATCAAGGCGGTGGAAGTGGATCAACCGCTTCTGTATATCATGCATCATACACAAGCTTTGATGGTACAAGCACTACTACAACTACTACAGACTTTAATGCAAATAATGCTACTACAACAGGCACTTTAGATTTTAACTTCACCACTGATGAAGTTATGATACTTAGATTGTGGACTCCAGATGCTTCATTACAACCAGGTTTTGGATATTATGAAGTTACATTTACTAAATCTAGTACTTTATATACTGGCGTACCAATACTCTGTTCAGTGAGAAAAAGTTCTTTTTAAAAAGAATATATAAATAAAAAACAAACAATTAAATTTAATAAAATGAAGATTAAGGAAGATGAATTAAAAACAATTCAAGAACAACAAGGCTTGTTAAACTCTATAATGCTTAAAATAGGAGGTTTAGAAACAGCTAAGCATGCTGCACTTCACGAAATTGCTGCTGTAAATGCTGATGTGGAAGCAACTAAAAAAGAGTTAGAATCTAAATATGGATCTATAGACATAAATGTAGAAACAGGTGAATATACAGAAGTTGATAGAGAACAAAAACTAGAACCTGTTAAATAGCGATCATGAGTAATAAAATTAGAAAAATAAGTATAGGTTCTGATTATAAGAATGACGCAATGCATTACTCCGTAGGCCAAGAGGTTTACGGAGGTCATACTATATCTGATATATTGGTTGATGAACATAATTGTTATAATATATACATAACAAAAAACAACGAAATACTACCTTGGAAAAAGTTTAATTCTAATATGGCTGTTTCTGTTGAATATAACTTAAGTTACAGTGAATAGTCTTTATGACTACATAATAACTCCAGTTGGCGAAAGATATAACAACGAAAAAAAAGTTGGTGATAAATCCTTAGTGTTAAACACTAAAATAGAAGAGTTTAAAGTAATAAATAAAAAGGCTAAGGTGATAAGTGTTCCAAGCGCTTATGATCTACCAATAAAACCTGGTGATGTAGTATATGTTCATCATAATGTCTTTAGAAGATTCTACAATATGAAAGGAGTCCAACAAAACAGTAGATCTTATTTTAAAGAGGATTTATATTTTTGTGCACCTGATCAGGTGTATTTATATAACAACGGAGTTAATAATGCATTTTTAGATAGGTGTTTTATAAAACCTTTAAAGTCTGAAAAGTTAGGTGATAAAGTAATACCAAACAAAGGTATTATTAAATATGGAAACGAAAAACTAAAGTCATTAGGTATAAATGATGGTGATTTAGTTAGCTTTCCTGATTTAAGACAATGGGAATTCGTTGTTGACAATCAATTATTATATTGTATGAAATCAAAAGACATTTTAATTAAGCATGAATACGAAGGAAACGAAAAAGAGTATAATCCAAGCTGGGCAATTAGCAGTGAAGGAGCTTATAAAAGTAGCAAAGGAACCGATTGTAGATACGGGCGAGGATGTGACTGCGGACCGACTCAAGAACGCCGCTGCAACTAAAAAACTAGCAATATTTGATGCTTTTGAAATATTAAAAAGACTAGAAGAAGAAGAAAACTTATTAGAAGGAAAACCTAAAGAAGAAGTAAAAGAAGAAAGAGCTTTTAAAGGTTTTGCAGAAGGGCGTAGTAAATGAGTTATCAACAGACACTTTGGAAAGAAATAAAAGATGTTGTTAATGACAAAATTCTCAAAAAACAAAATAAATTAAAAAAGTGGGAATATGGTTACAATGCAGATTATGACTTTATAGTAATTAGTAAAACTGGACAAATTGGACAGATCATTGAAATTCAAAATCTCAGGATTGCTTTACCAGCAGAGCATGAACCGTTTAAACGAAGCGAAAACAAAACGGAACAATACTGGGAAAAACAAGAGTACCCAAAAGAATTAGCTAAAATTAAAAGCAGATTTGACTGGGAGGAATATCCTACAGATTTTAAAGAAAAATGGTTTGATTATATAGATGAAGAATTTAAGAGAAGAGAAGAAGGTTACTGGTTTTATAATAATGGCGTGCCTACTTATATTACAGGCACTCACTATATGTACTTGCAGTGGTCAAAAATCGATGTTGGTTCAGCCGATTATAGAGAAGCAAACAGGTTATTTTTTATATTCTGGCAAGCTTGCAAAGCTGACAATAGATGCTACGGAATGTGTTATCTTAAAAACAGACGATCAGGATTTTCGTTTATGTCGTCCGCTGAACTTGTCAACCAAGCCACAATATCTTCAGACGCTAGATTCGGTATCCTTTCAAAGTCTGGAGCAGATGCTAAAAAAATGTTCACAGATAAAGTTGTCCCGATATCCGTTAACTATCCGTTTTTCTTCAAACCGATCCAGGATGGTATGGATCGTCCTAAGACCGAACTGGCATATAGAGTCCCAGCTTCGAAACTTACTAGACGTAAACTAGACGACAATGTTAAATTAGCCGAGTTAGAAGGATTAGATACAACTATAGATTGGAAAAACACAGGTGACAACTCTTACGATGGTGAGAAATTGAAAATATTAGCTCATGATGAAAGTGGTAAATGGGAAAGACCTGACAATATATTAAATAACTGGAGAGTTACAAAAACTACATTAAGACTAGGACGTAAGATCGTAGGTAAATGTATGATGGGCTCAACTTCAAATGCATTAGATAAAGGTGGAAATAACTTCAAAAAATTATACTACTCTTCAGATGTTACAAAAAGAAATAGAAACGGACAAACAGCTAGCGGACTCTATTCTCTTTTCATCCCTATGGAATGGAACTACGAAGGATTCATGGATACTTTTGGATCACCTGTATTCAATACGCCAGAAAATAAAACAAATGGAATTGATGGTATCCCAATTAAAATTGGAGTAATAGAGCATTGGGAAAATGAAGTTGAAGGATTAAAAGAAGACGCTGATAGTTTAAACGAATATTACAGACAATTTCCTAGAACAGAAAAGCACGCTTTTAGAGATGAAACTAAACAAAGTTTATTTAACTTAACTAAAATCTACGAACAGATAGATTATAACGAAGAAATAAACAATATAAACAGTGTTACAACAGGAAGTTTTCAATGGGTGGATGGTATTAAAGATACTAATGTTATTTTTATGCCAAACAAAGATGGTAGATTTAATATATCATGGGTTCCACCTAAAAATCTTCAAAATCAAGTAATTATAAAAAATGGAGTTAAATACCCTGGAAATGATCATATCGGAGCACTTGGTTGTGATTCTTATGATATTAGTGGTACTGTCGACGGCAAAGGGTCTAATGGATCACTACATGGACTAACAAAATTTTCTATGGAAGATGCACCTCCAAATCATTTCTTTTTAGAATATATAGCTAGACCTCAGACTGCTGATATATTTTTTGAAGAAGTTTTGATGGCATGTGTGTTTTATGGAATGCCATTGTTAGCAGAAAACAATAAACCTAGATTACTTTATTACTTTAAACGTAGAGGTTATAGAGGTTTTTCAATGAATAGGCCTGATAAAGTTTGGAACAAGCTTTCAACTACAGAAAAAGAAATAGGTGGAATACCTAATTCTAGCGAAGATATTAAACAAGCACACGCGGCGGCTATAGAATCCTATATAGATTCATATGTTGGTTTAAAAGGTGACTTTTATGGTGATATGTATCATCAAAAAACCTTAGAAGATTGGGCTCAATTTGATATAAATAGAAGAACAAAACACGATGCTTCTATTAGTTCAGGTTTAGCGATAATGGCTTGCAATAAAAATAAATATAAACCAATTGCCAGTAGACAAACTAAAAAAATTAATTTAGGGATAAAAACGTATAACAATAATGGTATACTTTCAAAAATAATAAATAATGATTTACACCAATAATAGAAGTTCCTTTCCTGATCAAGTAGTACCTCAAGAAGAGAAAATGTCACTAGACTACGGTATGCAAGTGGCAAGAGCAATAGAAGGACAATGGTTTGCTCAAGGTGTTGGTGGAACTAGATATTCTTTTAATTATAATATATTTCACCAAAGAAGATTATATTCTAGAGGAGAACAATCAGTGCAAAAATATAAAGACGAATTATCCGTGAATGGAGATTTATCGTATTTAAACCTAGACTGGAAACCTGTGCCTGTTATTCCTAAATTTGTAGATATTGTAGTTAATGGAATGTCTGAAAAAGTTTACGATATAAAAGCTTATTCTCAAGATCCTTCTTCACAGAAAAAAAGAACTGACTACGGTGAAAAAATACTTAGAGATATAAAAACTAGACAATTTATAAATCAAGTAAAGTCAAAGCTAAATATAGATATAGCTGAAGCACCAGAAGGTTCTCCTGAGACTGAAGAAGAATTAGAAATACACATGCAGCTTGACTATAAGCAAGCAATTGAAATAGCTGAAGAAGAATTAATAGAAAATACTTTAGCTAAAAATAAATTTGACTTAGTAAGAAATAGATTTAACAGAGATTTAGTTGTTTTAGGTATTGGCGCAGTAAAAACAGGTTGGAATAGAACTGAAGGTATTACTGTTGATTATGTTGATCCAGCTAACTTAGTTTGGTCATATACAGAAGATCCTAACTTTGAGGATATATATTACGTTGGGGAAGTTAAATCTTTGAGTATACCTGAGTTAAAAAAGTTATATCCAGAAATACCACCAAAAGAGTTAGAGGAAATTCAAAAATATCCAGGTAATACTAATTATACAAGAAACTGGCAAGGAGAGGACAATAATAACACTGTTCAGGTGCTGTTTTTTGAATATAAAACATTTGCTGATCAAGTTTATAAAATAAAATATACTGATCAAGGTTTAGAAAAAGCTATAGAAAAACACGATTTTTTTAACCCACCACCAAGTGATAAATTTGATAGAGTTTCTAGATCAGTAGAAGTGTTATATAAAGGTGCTAAAATACTAGGTCATCCTATAATGTTGGAATGGGAAATAGCTGAAAATATGACTAGACCCTTCTCTAATGCTACAAAAGTAAATATGAATTATCAAATAGTTGCTCCTCATATTTACAAAGGACGTATAGAATCTCTTGTAGAACGTATGATAGGTTTTGCTGATACTATACAGTTGACCTCGTTGAAACTACAGCAAGTATTATCTAGAACAGTTCCTGATGGTGTGTTTATGGATGTTGATGGTTTAGCAGAGGTTGATTTAGGTAATGGCACTAGTTATAATCCAGCGGAAGCATTAAATATGTATTTTCAAACTGGTAGTATTGTAGGTAGATCAATGACTCAAGATGGAGACTTTAATCACGGTAAAGTTCCAATACAAGAGCTAACTTCATCAAGCGGTCAGCAAAAAATTCAGGCTTTAATACAGACTTATCAATATTATTTACAAATGATAAGAGACGTGACCGGTTTAAATGAAGCTAGAGATGGTAGTAACCCATCAAAAGATAGTTTAGTAGGTTTACAAAAGCTAGCTGCAGCAAACTCAAACACTGCTACTAGACATATATTAAGTGCTAGTTTATATCTAGTATTAAGAGCTTGTGAAAATATTTCGCTTAGAGTTTCAGATAGTTTAGAATTTGATTTATTAAGAGAAAGTTTAATAGACAGTATTAGTTTGTATAATGTTAAAACTTTAGAAGAAATAAAAAATATACATTTATACGATTTTGGTATTTACTTAGAAATAGAACCTGATGAGGAAGAAAGAGCAATGCTTGAGCAAAACATTCAAATGGCTCTTCAACAACAAAGTATAACTTTACCAGACGCTGTAGATATAAGAGAAATAAAAAACCTTAAGCTTGCTAATAAACTTTTAAAATTAAAAGAAGAACAGAAAAGAGAACAAGACAACGCTCAGCAACAGCAAATGATAGCTGCACAAGCAGATGCTCAAGCTCAAACAGCTGAAAGAACAGCTGCTGCAGAAGTTCAAAAGCGACAAGCGATAGCTCAAACAGAACTTCAAATAGAGCAAGGTAAGTCTCAATTTGAATTACAAAAAATAGAAACAGAAGGTCAACTTAAAAAACAATTAGCAGAACTTCAATTTGGTTTTGACAAACAATTAAAACAAATGGAAGTTGATGCTATGCAACAGAAAGAAAATAGAATCGAAGATCGTAAAGACAAACGAACTAAAATACAAGCGACTCAACAGAGTCAAATGATACAACAAAGGCAAGAAGATACTTTACCTACTAACTTTGAAGTACCACGTTAATTATATAATATCATATCATGGAAGAAAAGCCAAAAGAAAACATACCTCAAGAAGGTGAGTTTAAAATGAAGAAAAAACCAAAAAAGTTTTCTAATAAAAAAGTAGAAAACAATAAAATTGATTTAAGTAAAAATAAAGAAGATGCCACTACAGAGTCAAGCACAGTGCACTTGGATGAAAATAAACAAGCCGAAGATGTACAAAAGATGGAAGGAAGCGTATCCAAACCGCCCGTGCAAGAGCTTACCAAAGAAGAAAACAAAGAAGAGAGTGGGTCGCCGATTCAAGAAATAACAGAAGAAGAAGTTAAAAATGAAACTAAAGAAGTTGAAAAAGAACTTAAAGAAGCTGTTAGAGACGAAAAAGTATTAGGTAAAAAATTACCTGAAAATATAGAGAAACTAGTTTCATTTATGGAAGAAACTGGTGGTAATGTAGAAGATTACGTTAGATTAAACGCTGATTACAACAAAGTGGATGACGTAACATTATTAAAAGAATATTATAAATCTTCTAAACCTCATTTAAATATGGAAGAAATTGAGTTTCTACTTAATGATGAATTTTCATATAATGAAGAAGAAGATGATGAAAAAACTATACGCAAGCGAAAGCTTGCTATAAAAGAAGAAGTAGCCAAAGCTAAAGATTTTCTTGAAGAAACAAAATCCAAATATTACGATGAGATCAAGTTGAGACCAGGCGTAACTCAAGAACAACAAAAAGCAATGGACTTTTTCAATAGATACAATAACGAACAAGAGAAAGTTAAAAAGACTCGCGAAGAGTTTATTGACAACACTAACAAGTTCTTTAAAGAAGATTTCAAAGGTTTTGATTTTAATCTTGGAGAGAAAAAGGTTAGATATAATGTTAATAATACAGAAGAGTTATTAGATAGTCAATCTGACATTACTAAATTCTTGGGGATGTTCCTTGATGAAGAAGGTAGAGTTAAAGACTTAAACAAATATCACAAATCTTTGTTCGCTGCTAAAAACATAGATACTATAGCTAGTCACTTTTATGAACAAGGAAAAGCTGATGCTATTAAAAACGTAGCTGCTAATTCTAAAAATATAAGTAATTCACCACGAATATCGCAACCAGACGACTCTATTTATTTAAATGGTCTAAAGGTTAAAGCTATTAGTGGGGCCAATAGTTCTAAATTAAAAATTAAAAAACGATAAAAATTAAAACCAAAAATTATGGCTTTAGGAAATTTTACAGTGCAAAACGCTGGATTAACACCAACTCAAGACCAGTCAATATTGTCAAGTAACTACTTGCAGTGGACTGATCCAAATGCTGCTGACTTTAGCAGTTTTGCACAACAATACTTACCTGAATTATATGAGCAGGAAGTAGAGAGATTCGGTAACAGAACGTTATCTGGATTTTTAAGAATGGTTGGCGCTGAAATGCCAATGACATCTGATCAAGTAATTTGGTCTGAACAAAATAGATTACACATTGGTTATGACAATGTATCAAAAGGAGCACCTGCTGCTAATGGTGAAACTGTATTTTCAGTTATTGTACCTGGTGGTAATGAGGTTGCTGTTAGAGTTAATCAAAACATCGTGGTGTTTGATCCAGCTACTGGATTAACATTAAAAGGTTTAATTACTGTAGCTCCAAATCCTGGAAATCCAACAAACTTAGATTTTACTGCTGTTTGTTATACTGCTGCTGACTTTGCTGCTTTATCAAACGCTGATTTAAAAGTATTCGTTTACGGATCTGACTTTGCAAAAGGAACATTAGGAATGGAAGGATCAGTAACTCCATCTTTCACTCAGTTCTCTAACAAACCAACTATTATTAAAGACAAGTATTTAGTTAATGGTTCTGACACTGCTCAAATCGGTTGGGTTGAAGTTGCTACAGAAGACGGAACGTCTGGATTCTTATGGTATATGAAAGCTGAATCAGAAACTAGATTAAGATATGAAGATTATCTTGAAATGGCGATGGTTGAAGGTGAATTAGCCGCTGCTAATTCTGGTGTTGCTGGCTATACTGGTGGTACTAATGGAACTGGTACTCAAGGTATGTTTGCTGCTTTAGAAGAAAGAGGTAATGTATATGCTGGTTTTTCTGGTGCTGCTAATCCTGGTGCTGGTGCTTTAGGTGATTTCGATCAAATACTTTCACAACTAGATTTACAAGGTGCTATTGAAGAAAACATGTTATTCTTAGACAGGGCTACAGCTTTAGACTTTGATGATATGATTGCTGCTCAAGCTGGTGGTGGATATAACAACACAAGCGCTGCTTCTTATGGTTTATTCGATAACGAAGCTGAAATGGCATTAAACTTTGGTTTTTCTGGTTTCAGAAGAGGTTCTTATGACTTCTACAAAACTGACTGGAAATACTTAAACGATGCTTCTACAAGAGGTATGGTTAACGATATCAAAGGTGTGTTAATTCCTGCTGGAACTTCAACAGTATATGATCAAATGTTAGGATCAAACATCAGACGCCCGTTCTTACACGTAAGATACAGAGCTTCTGAAACAGACGATAGAAGAATGAAATCATGGATCACTGGTTCAGTAGGTGGAGCTTATACTTCATCTCTTGATGCTATGGAAGTTCATTATCTTTCTGAAAGATGTCTATGTGTACAGGCTGCTAATAACTTTGTATTATTTGTAGCGTAATTTATTAATCTTTAAAAACATAAATTATGTCAAGTATAAAAGTAAAAATAGCACAAACAGACGGTTCTTATTTTATATCGTCTCCAAATAATGATTTACCTACCAATTTTGACTTTAGCCCACAATCAACGAATTTTGGCTGGGGTGGAAGTAATTATGTAATTGAAAACTATAAGGTTGATCCAAGTCAAGATATAATAAACTGGAACGCTGGAATTGAACTTGCTTATAGATACATTTGTTTATACCCTAATGAAACAGGATATCCTAATTTAGGTACAGAATTGTCCTTGAATGCAGAGTATATACCTTATCTTGCACTGGATGGTCAAAAATCAATGAATGGTGTTGTATCATCACTAGGTTTATCAGATACAGCAGTAGTTGATTTCAGTTTGATATATTCTTGGTCAGAATTTGGTGCTTCATTTAACACTGATGATTTTAAAGCGATTGTTGGACAATTGAATGTTGTGGGGCAACAAGTTGCCGATGATGCAGATACTTTAGCTAATGATTGTGTAGCAATAGTCGCTGGAGGTCCATTTACGTGGCCAGCTGTTATAGACAGTAGTGGAAATGTTGTATTGGAAGAAAAAGAATGTTCAACACAATTATGTTGTCAAGAATATAAACCAGTTTATCAACTAGCTAAATTACAAACAGAGTCTGCTCCAATTTTTGCAGATGCTAATGTTTCAGCTGACACTATTGTCAAAAAGCACATATACAAGTTTGTACAAAGTGGAGGGAACTAATAACAATTAATAATACAGCCTTTGATTTAAATCAGAGGCTGTATTTAAAATATAAAAATTATGAAAAAAACAATAAGTTATAAAGTAGCCCAACCGCCATTTGGAATCAATGGAGGTCTTGCATTACGTAATTCAGTGAACGGGCAAGTCCTTGATAACAAAGCATACATACCTTATGGCGATCCTTTTACAGAAGCTACATGTTTATACTTGGGGCGAGAAGGTGCTATTATTGCATTAGCCATCCCAAAAGACAAGGGTATTAGGTATGCATTATTTGCTGCTTCTGCTTTAATAAGCCAGTCGTTTCAACTTAATCCCACGTTTGGAAAAGTAATAAATATATCAGGAAATCCGTCTTTAGGTAAATACGTTGATCAATTAATGGAACCGTATGACCCATTAAATGGTAGTGAAGTTAGTCATAGTATTTACACAAAAGCTGCTGCTGAAATAAATAGTAATTTTTCTAAATCAATGGCTTCAGATGAAACTGAGATTATTGATTTTAGTTACCAAATTGAATATTATCCAGCTGTTCTTGATGAATACGCTACTTTGGCAGGTAATTGGTTTAAAACAAAAAACAAAGAGTATTTTGATCCTTTCATAAACAATGATGCTGGAGGAATGGTTAATCTTTATATTGCAGAAGGATTAGGAACTGCTTCTAGATCTGGACAAGACCAAAATAAAATGCAAACTCCTGATGGAAGTTTTATATCTTTTTGGCCATTTGATACAGGAGATCTAACCGAAAATTTATACAGTTATGATCAAGTGGGCTTGCAAGAGCTTCTTAATGATGGTCTTCAACTTTTAACTGCAGTTAGAGATGAACAACTACAAGTATGGGAAGAAGAATATAGCACACAAAAATAAAACAAAAAAATAAATTATATTATATTATATTATGTCAACAAAAGAAAAAACATGGGAAGTTAAAGATAGAAACTATTATCTTTTAAATGATAAATCACCATTAACGTATACACTACGTTCTAAACATACTAGGCGTTTTCCATTAATGCATTTTGATGCTGAAAAAGGATATCAAAGAGAACTTAGATATGCTAGTAATCAAAGATCTGTGTTTACAGATGAACAGCAAGGTATGTCAACATTAGAGCATGTGGTATTTAAAGATGGTGTGTTACATGTACCAAAAGAAAAACAAAACTTACAAAAGTTATTATCTTTATATCACCCAGAACTAAATAAGAAGTACACTGAGTTAGATACAGTTCAAAACGCTGAAGATGATATAGATATCATAGAACTAGAATTTGAAGCTATTGCTTTAGCTAGAGAGTTAGATATAGAACATTGTGAAGCTATATTAAGAGTTGAACAAGGCTCTAGAGTGTCTAAGATGAGTTCTAAGGAGATAAAAAGAGATTTACTTATATTTGCTAAAAGAAACCCAGCTTTGTTCTTAGAGTTATCAAATGATGATAATGTTGAACTTAGAAATTTTGCTATCAAAGCTACTGAAGCAATGATAATAAAATTATCTGCAGATCAAAGAACTTTCGCTTGGGCTAGTAATGGTAAAAAATTAATGACTGTTCCGTTTGAAGAAAACCCATACTCTGCTTTTGCAGCGTGGTTAAAAACTGATGATGGCGTAGAAGTTTATAAATCTATAGAAAAAAAGTTAAAATAATTTCTTAACCTGTAATAATAGTAAAAGGGCGGCAAAGCGCCGCCTTTTTTTTATAAAAAGACTAAAATGGCTATAAATGTAAACACAGTATATAAAACTGTACTAAGTATAATAAACAAAGAACAAAGAGGTTATATAACACCGTATGAGTTTAATCAAATAGCTACGCAAGTACAGTTAGAAATATTTGAAACTTATTTTGAAAATCTTAATCAACAATTGAGAGTTGGTGGAAATAGTAGTGAATATGCTAATAGAGTTAAACTTTTAGAAGAAAAAATAGCTTACTTTGAAGAAGAACAAGTTTTGGTTTTTAACAACGCTGGTGAAGCTACCTTACCAAGTGAAGTTTATAGATTAGGTTCTATAATGTATAAAAAATATGACTATAAAGATATTGAAGTAGAGAAAACTACTAAAAGAGAGTTTAACCATATCGTTAGATCTCCTTTAACAAATCCTATCCCAACTGCACCTACAAGCGGTGTGCAAGGGCCTATATACACACAGATAGGTGACAAGATAAAAACACTACCGATAAGCGATACTAATTCTACATACACTTTAGAATATATTAGAAAACCTAAAAATGTTGTTTGGGCATATACTATAAATGCTGGTTTAGGCAATTATATATTCAATAACTCTAGTAACCCTGTAGATCCAGGTGTTATACCTTCAACTGGTTTTCAAGATTTTGAAATAGACGAAACAGACCAAACTGAAGTTATTTTAAGAATATTAGCGTACTCAGGTATAGTAATAGGAAATTCACAGATCACTCAAACGGCTGCACAAGCTGTAGCTCAACAAGATCAATTAGAAGCAAGTTAAAATGGGACTTATAAAAGAATCAAACGCAGAATATTATTCAGGACAAAAAGTTTTAGGTCCACTTCCTAGCAATACGTCTACACTAACATTTGGAAATTCAGCCACAGGACAAGGTTTTAACACTACTTTAATTAGTGCTTACAATCAAGCTGGTGATCAAATATTATCTAGTTCAAACTTTAATTTATTTCACGCAACTACTTTACAACAAATTCCCGAATCTGAAATATATATAATAAATCCTTCTACAAATGAAGTTGGTTTGCAAAATCAAGTTTTAGCTGGTGATTTTATATTGTGTCAATTAAAAGAATATGCTATAAATAAAAATTATGGTGATTATAGTTATATATCACTTAATGATATTGTAGATAACTTTATAATTGGTTATACTGGTGTTGACCAAATATTAAACGATGTTAAAAGGACTAATATACTTTTTCATGCTAAAAGAAGTTTGCAAGAGCTTTCGTATGACACATTACCCTGCTTGAAATCTCAAGAATTAACAATACCCCCAAGTTTATCTGTGCCAATACCACAAGATTACGTGAACTATGTTAGAGTAGCTTGGTCAGATAGATCAGGTGTTTTACACACTATTAATCCATTAGAAGGATTAAGTACTAATCCAACTGAACTACCTATTCAAGATTCTAATGGCATACCTACACAAAATTCATTTGGCGAAAATAATGAAGCTCAACAATCTTTAATAGAAGAAGAATGGGCTAATGCTAACGACAACAATATAACAGGAGCTTTCAACATGGAAGGTTATAGTGGTGTTTATGATTATGTTTGGTGGAAATTTGTTTATGGTAGAAGATTTGGATTAGATCCTCAATATAGTAATTCTAATGGTTGGTTTAGCATTAATGAAAGAACTGGTAATTTTTCTTTTTCAAGCGATTTAGCTAATAGAACTATAGTGTTAAAGTACATATCTGATGGATTAGGAAGCGAAAGCGATATGAGAGTTCCTAAACTAGCAGAAGAAGCAATGTACATGTCAATAATGTATAATGTAATAGCACCTCGAAAAGATATCGATAGTTTTACTAAAAGCTTTTACAAAAAAGAAAAATCTGTGAAAACTAGAAATGCTAAAATAAGATTACAAAATATAAAACTAGATACATTTACACAGGTTATGAGAGGTAAGTCAAAATGGATTAAACATTAATTATGCCAGAAATAAAAAATACTTTTATGAAGTCCAAGATGAATCAAGACTTGGACGAGAGACTTTTACCTAACGGAGAGTATAGAGAAGGCGTAAATATAGCTGTAAACAAATCAGAAAGTGATGATGTTGGGGCTATGGAAAATATTTTAGGTAATCATCTTTTAACTAATTTTGGTATAACAACTAGAAATTTAGATATAATAGGGTCACAAGTAGATGAAAGTACCAATAGTTTGTATGCTTTCGCGACAAACTATACAGATTCGTCTTTTAACACTTTATCAAATAGAGCTACAAGTGGCTCAGAGTGTTTTGTATTATATTATAATTTTGATACAGATAGCTTCTTAATATTAGTAGCTGGTAGTTTTTTGAATTTTTCTAAAACTCATCCAGTACAAGGTGTAACAATACTTGAAAATCTTTTGTTTTGGACTGACAATCGTAATCAACCTAGAAAAATAAACATAACAAAAGCTTTAGAGCAAAGTTTTACTTCTGGTAGTCCTTATTATTATAGGGAAGAACAAATATCTGTTGCTAAGTATTTTCCTTGGGATCCTATAAAGTTATGGAAAGAAAATTCTAGTGGAGAGATAGAGTCTACAATGAGAGATGTTACATCTAAAACATTGCCTTACTATGTTCAAATAGAAATAACAGATAATCAATTTTCAGCATCTGGTTGGATTAAAGGTATTTGCACAAAACCTGACGCTTCTAACGGTGATGAAGTAGACGCAGCAACGAATATTGCTCAATATGTAGGCGTTGAAAGTGTTGCTGGAAATGAAAGAATTTTATGCGAAGGCGTTGGAATTGGTATTTTAGAAGATACTAATAGTTGGGGTGAAACTATATTAAAAGTTAACGTAATAAATGGTGAGATATATCTTTCAGATGAAGTTCCTAATTTAAATATTGGCGATACGCTAACTATAGGTTTAAACCCGTACTATGATTCTGAATTTCCCGGAGATGAAAATTTTTTAAAAGATAAGTTTATAAAATTAGCCTATAGGTTTAAATTTGACGATAATGAGTATTCTATAGCTTCTCCATTTACGCAATCTATATTTGTTCCTAAAAACGATGGTTATATACAAAATAGACAAGAAGATAATTTTGATGGTGAAAAACAAATATATGATAGTACGATAGCTTCTTTCTTTGAAAATAAAATAACTCAAGTAAAACTTCAGATTCCAACAGCGGCAGATGTAGATAAATTTAGTGATCTTTATGATATATATCATGTTCAAGAAATTGATATATTGTATAAATCTTCAGATAGTCTAAATTTAATGGTTTTAGATACTATAAAAACACAAGAAATAATAAATGCTACTACTACTGATACTTATGAATATGTTTACAACTCTAGAAAACCTATTAGAACTTTACCTGAATCTTATTTAGTAAGAGTTTCTGATGTAACACCTATAAGAGCTTTAACACAAGACACCGCTGGTAATAGAATATTATATGCTAATTACACCGCAAAAACAGCTGTACCAGACAATTTTGATTATAGCGTAAGTGTGACACCTAAACTAAAAGAAGGAGTAACTGGTATAGTTACTAAACCATATTATAGAAAAGAGTATCAAAATCATAGTTTAAAACAAAACAGAACTTATCAAGTTGGTATTGTTTTATCAGACAGATACGGAAGACAATCTGACGTTATATTATCTCAAAATGATTTATCAAAAACAAATAAGTTTGGTAATTTAGGACAATTTGGAGGATCCACAACTTTTTCATACTATAGAAGTGAAGGACAAGATTTGTTTTCTTACAATGGTATTGAACCAGAAGATGTTTGGCCAGGTGATTCTTTAAAGGTTAAATTTAACAATGTAATACCATCAGCTTTAAATACTGTTGGATATGCTGGATTATACGCCGATGAAGGAGGAGTATTACAGTTTGAAGTTCTAAGTCAAGGAGCTAATTGGTTACCTAATAATACTTATCAAGTTGAAGCTTACGACACTGAAGGTGTAGGTACTGGTTTAACATTGCAGGTTGCAGTAGACGCTAATGGAGACACAAATGTAAGTAGTGCTAATATAATTAAAGCTGGAAAAAATTATGGAATAGGTGAATTTGTGTTATTCGAAGAACCAACTGGAAGTGGTGTGCCTGATATAGAAGTGGAAGTAAAAGTTTTAAAAGATGCGAATCCTCTGGGTTGGTACACTTATAAAATAGTAGTTAAACAGCAGCAACAAGACTATTACAATGTTTATCTTCCAGGCATTTTAAATAACTTACCTCAAGACAAAGATTCTACTCAAGATGCTCCATCAACCACACAGACACAACCAGCTGGTGGTTTTTGGTCTACTCCTTTTGGTTTTACATATAGTAAAATAAAGGCATACACACCTCTATATGGAGATAACATAAATAAAGTTCCAAGAGACTTACAAGAGGTAGGTCCAGAACAATCTCTTTTTAATAGTAGTGTAAGCATGTGGCCAAGGGTTGTTAATTATTTAGTTGATGACGCTTTT